GATGTGAAATTGCATCAGTTGGAGCTATCGAGGACCAGGCGAACAAGTGTTACCAATATACTGCATCGATTTTAAGAAAACCATATTTTAAGAAACTGCTAACAAAGGACCCAATGATTAGTAGGACTAAGTTAGACAACGGTGCAGAGATAAGCGTACTACCGGGTACAATGTCAGGTGTAAATGGCCCTCACCCCCAAAGAACAAATTTTGACGAGGTTGAACTTACTCAGTGGAAAATACTAATGGAATTCATGTCTATGGCAAAGTCCACTAAAACAGTTCCGTCGTGTGTAAGGATAACGTCAACAAGAAAGTTTCCACATGGTCCGATGCAGAAGTTAATCAATGAAAAAGATAAAAGAAACTTCAAAATGTATATGTGGTGTATATGGGAAACGATTGAACCATGCCCAGATGCTCGAAGTGGAACAGTACCCTGTTATTTATTAGTACCGGACGATGTAAATAAAAAGTTTACTCCGGTAAAGATATTTTCAGATAATAAGGAAGACTACATGAAAGAGTTCCCACTCGATGTAGTTCAACGAAACAGAGAAAAATATACAGGTTGCTTGGCTTGTCCATTAGTAGAAGTTTGTCAGACTAAAGCAAAGCGTTCTGATGGATATTACGACATCAAGGATACGATAGACAAGTTTACTGGTATGGACCGTCTAACTTGGGATGCTCAGTGGGAATGTAAGAAGCCAGGTAGAGATGGACTTGTATATGGTGAGTTTGATGAAAGTATTCACGTTATTCCACAAGAGAACTTTAAGTTCAACCCTAACTTTAAAACATTGGCGGCTCAGGACTGGGGATACGAGGACCCAGCGGCTACACCGTTTATACAGTTCCTACCAAATGGAGATGCAGTTATATTTGATGAAGTGTATGAGAGAAGAAAACAGACTCCAGTTCTCATCAAACATTTCTTGAGACCTAAATACGAACTGTACAGACCGCAAACTTGGTTTGTTGACCCAGAAAATCCAGATGCTATATCACAGATGGAGAGTGCTGGAATTCCAACTCAAGGTGCTAACAAAGATATTGAAATTGGAATAGAAAGAGTTCGAAGTTGGTTAAAGACTGCTGATGGACACGTTAGGTTGTACGTCACCAGTAACTGCATAAACACTATAGAGGAATTCAACTCATATAGTTATCCTGAAAAGGGTGGGAACAAACCAACAGATAAAAATAATCACTTAATGGACGGTATACGATACATTTTCAACACCATGGACGACATGGATGATAGTGGAGGAACGGTAACTGTCGAATGTATGTAAGCCTACTAACGTAGGCTTATTTTTTGGCTATAAATATATTGTTTTCTGTATACAAATGTGTCCTATATGTAAAGTACTATAAGAAGGGAGTGAAAGACGTGGCCGATGAAATAATTAATCAAGAAGAACAACTGGATGAACCGGTGGCCGCCTATGTCTTTTCCAATGGTGACATTGTTGACGTTAATAAAGCTCGTCTTGATTCAGCCAAAGCAAAAAGTAGAAAGAAAAAAGATACTAATGCTATGGACTTGGACGAAGACGATTTTGGTGAACAATACGCCTCAGGTAGAGTCTACAGACCCACTCTCCATTTTGGAAATATGAAGCAGTTCTCATTAGAAAATCTATACCACGCCCGGTGCATAAAACAGATTGCTATCGACTCAACTGCGAGTGGATGGGATATTATAACTGTGGACGCAAAGGGACAAAAAGTAACTAAAGAAGTGAAGTGGAGTAACAAAGATAATAAACTCTACACATTTTTTCAGGATTCTTTTGGGGCGGACGATTTTGATGAGGGGGCAAGGTCCAGCCTTATAAATTTTGATACGTTTGGTATTGCGTTTGTTGAGCTCACTCGTAAGAAGAATGGTGAGCCAGCTAAGTTTAAATTGTTACCTACAGAGACCTGTAGAATAGCAAGGAACTTGAACGATACTAACTTGGGAGATACTGATATGAAGTATATAGTCCAGGTAGTTAATACGCATGAACGTATATTCAAAATCTTTGATGGCGAAAGACCGAATTTCAAAGAACCGCATACAGGTAACCCAATGAGTGAAGTTCTTATTATAAGGAACTACAATGTAATGGGTGGCAAGTACGGTATTCCAGATTGGATTCCTGCATTAAAGTCTATGATTGGAAATGATAAGGTTGCAGACTACAATATTAACTTCTTTAATAATGAAGCTGTACCTAGATTTGCAGTTATAGTACAGGGTGGTAAGCTGGATGATGATACCAAGAAAGACATTAAAGGCTACTTCAAAAAGGATTTGAAGGGAGTCCAAAACGCTCATAAGACTTTGGTGCTTACAACTCCAAAGGGTACAGAGGTAAAACTCGTACCGTTAGCGTTTGAAATGAAAGATGGCGGATTCAGATTCTATCGCAAAGACAACCGAGACGAAATTATTTCAGCACATGGCGTTCCCCCTCATAGACTTCAAGTTTATGATGCAGGTAACAGCGGAACAATGTCACCTGGAATGATATTCGACTTGGACAAGACTTACAAATATTCCATAATTGAGCCACATCAAAAGAGACTGGAAAACTTATTTAACCGTGTTGTAAGGTTAGCCTTTAACATCAAGGATAAGCAGTTGAAGTTCAATGAATTGGATATTGGTGAGGAAGCAGACAGAGCTAATACGTTGAAGACTATTGCAGCGGCTCATGAAAAGTACTATAATATAGGAACAATGACTCCGGACGATATTCGTGCGGACAACAAACAGGAGAAATTCTCTGAGATGACTGAAGTTGATGAAGAAATCAAAGAGTGGGCAAAAACTCCTAAACCTGTTTACTTGTTAAGGCAAGCCAAGCAACAACAACAGGAGGCTTTAAATGCTCAAGTTGGCGGACAGGGTATAAATGAAACTCCAAACGAGTTTGGTGACAAGAGTAACGAGGCTACTGGAAATACGCTGAATGATAAAAACATATCACAACTTATGATGAAATGCCAGTTGGATGATATTGTGGCAAAGGTTGACAGTGCTCTATCCACTCTTGAAGAATTAACTGAAAAAGTTGAGGACATCGAGGAGGGAAAATCAAATGACTAAGTTCACTGAATTGAATTGCGAAATGATTGACATTTCAAAAGTATTTGAGATAATCGAAGATTGTTACGAAACGGTTCAGAAGAAGGGCAACTACAACCAAGCTGGTGCAAACAACAACAACTACAAGAATGGTATTAGCACATACACACAACACAAGAAGTCAAAGTGCGAAACATGTGGCAGTACTAAAAACTTGATGGTACATCATAATGATGGAAACCGTAAGAACAACAAGCCAAGCAACTTGAAAACGCTTTGTTGGAGCTGTCATGAAAAATTAACAAGTAGAAAGTAGCGATGCCGATGAGCAGACAAATTGTGTTTAGAAGGGACTACTTCATAGTGGTCCGTAGCTTTTCCAAAAGAGGTATGTACTACACCATCTTAAACACTAAAAAAGGTAAACATTCTCATGTTTACAAGGAAGAGCTCACTGCCGCGATAATGATTTGCAAGTGTGCTCATAGAAATGAGATTCCTACAGATTACCCAGATTGGATGCAGGAATCTATAAGGAGGATTAAAGATGATAATGGACCATCAACTGTACATGGGAAAGCCAAAAGGTGAAACATGGGGAGTGGGTATCTTACTCCTAAACAACGGAAACATCCTCCTGGGTAGAAGAACTGACAATAACACTTGGGGAAGCCCAGGTGGAGGAGTCGAGGATGGTGAGAACCCAATAGATGCTATCATACGTGAAGTAAAAGAAGAAACTGGACTTGACATTAATGTATTCAATTTAACATTTGTCTACAGAACCTATAGTTACAACGAAGGTTCGATATGGAACAGTTTCGTCTTTGTATGTGATAGATTTAGTGGGGAGTTAAAGCCACAAGCTGGCGAGGTTGAAGAACTAAAGTGGGTACCCTTAGCGGACTTATGGAACTATATACTCTTTACTCCTACAAGGGAATCTATAATGGTAACACTTCAGCGTAACCCAGAGTTAATTTATCCGGAATTAGCTGTAGAGAAGATGACATCAATCGAACAGCTTGTAGATGTTAAAAACCCTGGAAGGAATGGCGGAAGTGGAGTTATTGGAACAGGTGGATGGCAATACACTAAACCTGGAATCAAAGGTGTAAACCGTGCCGCCCCACAACAAGCACAACCACAGCCTAACAAATTAGCGGAGTTAAAACAGTCCTATATACAATACTTCCAAAACTTGAAAGAATTTAAACAGGTTTACAAAGTTCAAGATGGACAGTTTGTTTTCCCGGAATACAATAACGCTAAGGCCGACGGATTAGTTAAAGACAAAAAGAGCTACATGCTACTATTTAAGGAGCAATACGTCCATTTTGCTTTAAGTAATAACAAAATCGCTAACACTAAACCCTAAATATAGATTTTACAAAATTTTATTTATAGAGTTATTGTATTTCGTTGCCATATATGCCCTTTATATAGAAAAGTAATATTTATGACTCTGGGGTGATAAGATGAGCGAACAGTTTAAAGCGTATTTTGATATTCAAAAAGTAGATAAAGTTAAAAGGATAGTTTACGGTAAGGCACTTGTGCCTGAAAAAGTAGACTCTCAAAAAGACCTTGTCACTAAAGAGGATATCGAAGAAACTGCTCACAACTTCCTCATTAATCTTCAGAAGGCCTACGTCGAGCTATTAAATGGCAATCAGAAAACTCGAGCAAGTGAAATTGGATTCATGCACAAAGTGTTCAAGGGAGTAGGCGGATTTGGTTATATAGTTGAATCCTATAT